TCGGTAACGGATATAAGACCATTCCAGGCAACACCATCAGAATATGTGCCGTCTTCCCCCCGAATATAGAGAACGCCCTGATTTACACCGGTTTCATAAAAACGTTCACCGGTCTGATCCCAAACAAGTTTAGACATATTTGTATCCTCCTTTTTAAAATTGTAGAATAAAAACGTCATGGTTGAGGTTATCCGATTCGAAATGTCGATTAAAACGACAGGAGGGTAAAGACGCAACTTTACCAACAATAGGACTATCAGGATCCTCATCGATGACGGTTACAGAATATTTTCTTTGAGATAAATAAACCCCGTCATTTGCAAACGTGTTCTCGATATCTTCTAGACCGTAAACAATGGCGGGGTATTTCATTTTTACTGACTCAGGGGGTTGAAAATACACATTTCGACTTCCGAGTAATTCCTCTAGCAAAGTCTGTAGTTTAAGCCTACTAGGCATTGTATACACCCCCTATAGTCAATATTAGTCTCGGGTACTGAACTTCGACATTTGATATCTTCCATTTAGCACCCATAAACTCAACGTAGCGCATCGAATGAAAATTCTCATTGGCAAACGGATCGGCTACAATGCTGATCTCATTTGCAACATTGATGTTGTCGTTGAGTTGATCAGTGGTCTGAAGTCTACGAGTATTTCGGACAAGTTCACCGTAATACATTTTCTCGGTAATCTCCTCCTTCCACACTCCTGGTTTTGTTTCCACCGTTTCAGCGTAGCCGATTACTCCGTAAAATTTAGCCATTTTGAATTCTCTCCTTTGTTAACCCTGCGCTTCCTCAGTTGTAAGTTCTAAAGCGATAGCAGAGTAAGGCTTAATCAAAGCACCAGAGCAGCGAGTCTCAATAAGATACTTTTGAGCATTGTAGTCGATATCGAAATCGTCGAACATGTTAACGGCTCCACCTTTATCAGCCCCGATATTGTAATCAGTCAAGTTGACGATAATACCCATAAGGCTATATGTAGTGCCATTGTCGTCTCTGCTGAGATTTTCCATTACTGGAACAGTTACGATTTCCTTAACGCGAAGAGCAGTAGCAAGCTTCGAAACAGAATCGTAGATAACTCGACCAGTGGTGTCTTCCATAAGCAGACAATCGGTAAGAACATCCTCAGTGGTATACAAGGTTGGCTCGCCGGAACCCTTGTAATTCTTACGGGATTTAATGGCTGCGCGGATAAAAGCCTTAGCCTTCTCGTCAGCTGTGGCATTAGCAGCAACAGTTACAGGAGCTTTGATAGTATACAGATCATCATCCTTCCAAATAGGACGAATGTTCTGCTCGTTGATCTTATCATCAGAAGAGCTAAGACGACCGTCACCGACAAGAATGGCTCTGGCAATTTCCTCATCAAGCATCATACGCATTTCGGATTTGAGCCAAGCTACAACATCGAAATCCACGATATCCACAACGTCATCACGGTCCAGCTTCTGCTTTTTATAGATAGTAGTTGGAGTAGTCGTACGCTTCAGCAGAGTGAATACTTCATCCTTCTTCAGATTTCCCTTAATGTAACCTTTAGCTCTGGCATCATCCTCTGTAATATCGGCCAGAACAGATTTAATACGGGAGAAGGGAGTGTGATGGACGGAGTTCATAACCTTCTGAACCCATCCCATATCTCTCTGAATGAACTGAGGGATATCTGTAACATTCTTTGCATCAGGGAACAGATAGTCAATCTGCTCGATACCGTGTGCGAGAACACTATCTTTAAGACTTCCATAACGTTTAGCGTCGGCGAAGATGGCTTCCAGGTCGGAATGACTAAGAACATCCTTCTTAGCATCTTCCTTATCAAACACGTTGTGCTTCATAGTTTTATTTCCTCCTTTAGAATCGTTATTATCGTTGTTATTTTCGGACTCTTCTTTTTCTTCAAGAGCCTGTCCGATCATTGCATAAACTACCGTTTTCTGTTTTTCGGTAAGAGTGTTGAAGACGTCGGCAACGGTTTCCTCGTCTTCAGATTTTTCATCAACTGGTTTATCTTTCTTTTCATCGGCATGAAATAGAGAAATGTCTTCACCAGTATAGATAATAGCTTCATCATCAGACTCTTCACCATGTCTCATGACAGAATCAATAAATGCCCCGGGATTTGCTCCTGCCAAAACAAGACTAACCTCACGAATAGCTCCATGTATAACATTGGAACCCTGCTGTTTCAATTGATTTGCGTAAATGGAAAGTGCGGATACATCCCCATGTTCAACTAGAAGCTTTGCATTTTTACCTGATTCTGTTTCATTGAACGTACAATACGCATAGACACCCTCATCGCGGTTCTCAAGCAGAGCGTGCCCAAGAACATTTAGCGGGTCATTGTGCTGGTGATTCCATACAAGAGGAACAGTCTGCCCGTCATTATGCTTAAATGCGTCTTTCATGATGGTTCTTCCATCAGAGCATCTAAGATTATTACGGGTAGCCCAGCCGCTAAAATCATATGTCTTCATTTTGATTTTTCCTCCCTTTCTTATTAGTCAGACCATTCGAACGTCCATTGTGTTACAGACTCAGCTGAGAATTTATAACCTTCATCTGGAGTAGCTGTAACTATTACTTCTACATCTTTCGTTATAGGTTCTTGTGGACCGGCTACTAATGCGGTGTCTCCTATTTTATAAATTACTCCTTCTACATCCGGTATAGTTATAACTCCGGATGTATCATTAAATGTCGGAGCAACGGTCGTTACTTCTATGTCTGACCATTCGAACGTCCATTCTACTATGGAATCCTTATTAAGTTTATAACCCTGATCCGCTACAACGGTAACAACAACTTCCGTGTCTTTAGCTATTGGTTCTTGTGGACCGGATTGTACAACTAGATCGTTTATTTTATAAATGCATCCGGTTTCCGAAGGAATTGTTATAACTCCGGTAGAATCGTTAAAAGTAGGCGCAGCAGGTGTTACTTCTATTCTTGTGTCGATTTCCCACACAAATACGGATTCTGGGTCAAATGTATAACCTTCATCTGGTTTAGCCGTAATAGTAACACTTTCGACCCCAATTGCTAATGCTGTTTGGGCGCCAGGAACCAGAGCGGTCTCCGAAGAACCCTTAAAATACAACACTCCGTCTTGATCTGGTATAGTTATAACTCTTGTATCTGCGTTATAAGTTGGAGACAATGGAAATACTTCGCTATCTTCTGAAGAAAAGACATGAGCTTCAGTTTCATCATAAACAATAACATTGTATTCGTTTGTCTCTGGATTTTTTGATAGTTTGACCGGTTTGTAAAGATTGCGGCCGTCGTCGATTATCAAGCCTTTTTCGAATAGGTTTTTAAGTTCTTTTTTAGACACTAAATCTTTAGGGGTCATGTCTTTTGAAAAATACAATAAATTAGTATCCAACGACGCATATATAATTGTATTTTTAACAAATTTTTCGTGATAATTAGCATAAACTTCGTTTCTCATATTATTAACAACCTCCCTTTATTTTTTATTTGCCATCTCGATCTTTTCTCCAGTCGCATCATTTGATGGGTCGGTTTGATCATCCTTAGGTTGACTTAGATTCTTATTCCTGAGTTCGTCTGCTTTCGGGTCATCCGACGGCTTCATTCCAATGATCTGTCTAATTTCGTTCGACGTCATTATCTCGTTTCGAGTAAACTTGTCAGCAATTTCAGAAATTTCGTTAACTGGAACAAGCTTGAACGGATCTCTGAAGAATAAAATCGACTGCAATTGTGACCGAGCGGTTTTGGTTAGAAACTTTCGTTTCATTTCATCAACAATAGCCGAGAGAATAGGTTCAATTGTTCGGTTGTAATAATTGAGCATTGTTTTATCGTCAGCAGTTCCATCTAATATACTCTGAGTGATTCCTAACTGGCTGTATAGCATACTCGTTAGATATTCAATCTGTTTCATTAGATTATTTTCGACTGAACGATTCAACTGGGTAATACGCTCGGTACCATCTGTATAGGCGATGCCATATTTAGAACCTGCCAATTGATTTTCTATATCTTTACGCCGATTTTCGGCTTGTTGACGCCTTGCCTCTGTTTTAATTACATATGGTAGTTGAATAATCAAATCCAACTTACCAGAACTGCTTTGTTCGTCTACAACATCCAAAAGGTTAAGTTTACGAATAAGTCGCTGCATAGTTGAATTTGGTTCGTTAATAACCGCGTATAGAGGATTTTCTACAATACCAATCGTATTCTTCGGTACCACAATATCCTCTTTACGACCCGTTTTCTCATTATAAACACGAACCTTCACATGGCTTGGATACCATTCCAAAATTTGTCCGGTTCGCATCGATAGAATATCATAAGAACCAGTAATTTCGGGATTAAAGGTTGTGTCAACTGGAACAATAGCCACACTTCCTTCATCCAACATTGACATAACTATGTCCTGAATAAAGGCTCTTCCAGTTTGATCAAGGTTAGCTTCAACGGTAAGACAGTTGTTTAACCCCGAATCGATGACGGATAGGAAACGATTGTTTTCGTCAAGTCTTACATGCTGAATGCTAACTGAAGAAGCGTCTAAACCAATCCGATTGTATACTGAAGTTACTATCGAACGCTCATTTCCGCGTGTTAGTCTCGGTCTATCCGGACGATAAGTATAGCTAGTTCCAACATTTTTGTAATAA